TGCCGTCACCCGCGCTTGAAGCGTATTGATGTCCCCAAACGCAAACAAGGAATACAAGTCATCCGCACTACCACCATCACACGTTTGGATCAGTAGTGGGTTGTAGTCTATAACATCAGCATACACTTCCTTGGTGTGGCCCGTATCTACGATGGTACCACCGTCTTCTCCTACCCTTGCGATATACGAGCGTAGCCAAGAAGGCAGAGCATTGCCAAATAGCGTAAAGAAGAACTTTGGGAATATGCTCATCTAGTATTCGTGTATCACAGGTGAGTAGCTAGTGCTCTTCCCAGAGCGAGCAGAGATCTTTGCCTTACGCACGTAGTCTCGCCATTTGGTGAAATGGTAGCTTGCTGATTGAAGGTCGCCCCCGACTTCGTACAACCCGTGAAGTGCGTACGATATAAACCCGTTGTGTAACTGCGCAGGTAACGGCATCTGAGCCGTATAGTTGGTACTACCGTCGTAAGACCCATTGTCAAGCAATCCAATGCTACCATCAGCTGTTGTACCCGCAGGATAGAAGTAAGCTCTAACTTTAAGCGTATCTGTTGCTTTAAGCGCACTAATGGTATTCTCACCTAACTGACCTGCATATAGCTTGCCTTCTTGTATACGCCATACGTAAGGCTTCTGATCACCCTCTGAAGGATGTCCCGTAGCCGACTCAAATGGTACAGGCAGTTCGTTGTACACCAAGTCATTGATCAGAACCTCTCTGATACGCACGAGGTTTGACGGTAAGGCGTAAGAAACGTCCGTCCCATTAGGGGTAAAGGAATAGAGTTCCTCTTCGATGTAGACCTCCTCAGCCAGCTCTATGATGGCGTTACGCAAGCGCATAAAGACTTCAGCCTCAGTTATCTGAGGGAAGAGTCGTCTTACTTGTTCTGTAGCTTGCTGATAAGTCATAAGACACTAGCTTGTCTGTACTACGGTTACGGATATATCTGTGGTTCCAGATCCTGTCTTGCCCCACATATTGGTATTAAAGTTTGGCCCTATCGGAAAACACAGGTGATAACCTGGCTGTAGTCTTGCGAAGTAAACCTTGTTGCCACTGCTTTGCTCTTCAATCCCAATATCAACGTAGTTAGTTGTGCCAATGTTTTTTATAAACAGTATGTCACCTACGGCATATACAAAGGAAGGATTTATCTCGTTATCAATGTCATCTACGGTTGTGTCAATCGTAGTAGAGCCTGTGTCCTCTGGCGTATCAAAGTCACCCAAGTCGTCTTCATAAGACTCTAAGATACGAGACTTGCGCGTAATCCCAGTAACGCTGCTGTTAATGACAACCTCTGTTGTTACCTTTACTTCGTTAGCCATTGGCTTGAACCACTCCTAGTTTTTGTAACTCTTGTGCATACATCGCATCGTAATACTGACGATCTGCGGTAAGCGATTGGATCTCGAGCGTCTTACGTTGCATTTTGTCGTTTGCTTCGCTGACCTTGCTTTGAAGCTGTAAGCCATAAGACTGCAGCTCTTGCCCGTAAGTCTGAATCTCAGTACCAAAGCGTTCTAATTCAAGTCGGTATTCCGATACTTCCTTCTCAAGCCTGCGGGCTTCATCTTGTATCGCAAGATTATCAGTACGCTGAGCCGTCTCGACAAGTCGCTCTTGTGTAAGCTGTGCTTGCGATATAGCTTTTTGTACTTCTATCTGATGCTCATTAAGCTCGGCCTGATACAAGCTCAGATATGACTGGTACTCGCTTATTTGGGCTTCAAGCGTACGGGCTTCGTTCTGTACGTTTACGTCTGTTTCAAGCTGTGCGTTTGCCCTAAGCTGTTCTAGCTCTATCTGCGTAGCTTGTACAAGCTTCTGCACGTCTGCTTGGTACTTGTTCAGATCTTGCGTGTAGCGATCAAGACTTAGGCGATACGTAGATACTTGCTTTTCTAATTCCTTTGCTTCGTTCTGAAGCGCTACGCTGTCTGCACGACTTGCAATGTCTTGCAGTCTTTTCAGATAAGCATCAACCTTGTTGATCGCGTGGTTGATCGAAGAGTCATACCTACGGGCATTAAGAGCCGTAAACTCATTGATAGCCGTCTGCGATTCTGCTTGGTACTCAGAAAGCTCTGTCTGTATCTGACTTAGATAGGACTGCGCAAGTTCAATATCGCCATTGGTCATAGCCGTATTGAAGTCTGCGTAGCTTACAGATAGAATGGGTAGCGTTATAGACGAAGACGCAAGATCTTGTATGATAGTATCTACTTCGTTAAGCGCTGCATCGGCCTCTGTGTAGGTGTTGGATGTTACGTCTGTGTACGTAAATATCGGAGCCCCAGGCACGGCAAGCGTATTCGCAAGACTGGTTATAGAGCTTATGTTTATACCAAACACCGTGCTTGCAACAGCATCTGTGTAGGTAAAGCTTGGGCTATTTGGTGGGCTAGGCGGCGTTACAGCGCTTATGTTCGTTGCTACAACAGACGTAGGCGTAACAGCATTGAACGTAAGCAGCGGTGCTGCAGGCAGATTGGCAATCGGAGACGTTGGAAGCGTTAGCCCCGACGCATCATAGAATGCCGTTGCAAGATCTGCGATGTCAACTTGAATACGATTGGACAGCTCAAACGCACATCCCTTTAACACAAAAAGCTGTAGTGTTCGTCTATCAAATCCGTCTACCGTAGTCTGTGAAATGTCAATGTCACCACCAAACGTCAAGTACCTAATCTTGTAAGAGTCTGCCGCAGGAAATATGCGCGTCTCTCTATTTACACCGTAGTCTACAACGTAGACGGGCGAGTTACTGTCTGCAAAGTATATCGACTGATTGTTGCCATACTTGGAGTGTGACTCACCAAGTCTTGCATACATATCAGACGTTTCGTTAAACACAGATAGGACGCGGTAGTCTGAATCTGTGCCTATGTCTGTGCGGCTAAACACTCCATCCGCTACGGTTGCAACTGTTGCGTTACCCGTAAGCAAATCATCTGGAAGCAATCTAATTAGTACACTTCTTTCTGCACTAAGAACATCCTCAACCTCTGTATCGGTAGATACAAGAGATCCAACATACCCTTCTATTCTTGCTTTCAGATTAGCCATATGCTTGCTAAAAAAATACCCCTACGCCAGCAAAACCCAAAAAGCTGACGTAGGGGCTTGTTCAACCGTTAGGAGAACTTGAGTAGGGCGTGCGTTTCAGGAAGGCTGATCTCAAGACCTGCTTCCGTCAACACCATATCCTTACGACCATCAACGTCGTTGTTCTGTACATTGGTGATGATCTGCGTGTCGCGGTTCTCACCATTGCCAACGAGAGGACGGTACTTCACGTTTGCCATATCGACGGCGATCGCCATATTCTCGAATGGGCCACGGAGTAGTGGTTCCATTACGAAGTTAAGCGATCCGTACATCGTTTCGATCTTCGTAATGTTATGACCGAAGCGACCTTGGCCACTCTGAATATCAAACTTCAGAGCAGTTGGGGCTGACCCAGTTCCCATAACACCAAACGAGTTGGCTAGGAATCCGTCGCCACCGAGCTTCTGGAAGTAGTTCATTACCTTACGAGACGCAAGAACAAGCTTGTTAGGCGAGTTACCAATTTCTGGCGCAAAGAACTCTTCGGTGAAGTCTACGAAGTCATCGTAGCTTGAAGAAGCATAGGTAAACGCTTTGTTGTAACCATACTTCTCAGTGTAAGGAACGATACCGTGGGTGTATCGGGCAGGGCCAGATCCAGACTCATCAGCACGACCTACACCAAACATCAGTGCGTGTTCGATGTCGATCTTGTGCTCTTTGAGCTTCTGGTTCCAGATGCGCATATACTCATCGGGACGACCACGGTAGCGCGTAGCTAGTGCCGTACCAGAGAAAAGAGGCACAGCCGTCTTGAAGATCTGCGTATAACCTTCTCGGTCATAAAGCTGATCTACCCAACCATCGGGTGCCGTTGATCCTTCGCCAAAGGCAGAACCAATGATCTGTCCCTTGTAGCCTTCAACCGAAGCAGTCTTCTGATAGAAGTCTACTGCCGTAAGACCCGTAAGCGTATCGGTGTAACCGCTCGTTCCCGTGATGTCGGATACGTGCGTAACCGTAATGTTTACGGTCGTACCGTCGCCAGAGTCAGAGCCTACGCTGTTGATCGTAGCATACACAAGGTATTCTGGGGTGGCAGTGGTCGCAGATCCTACAGAACCTTGGAGAACGATTCGCTGATTAGCAAGGAAGAAATCAGCCGTACCCGTTACTTGAAACCCGTTGGCATCCTTGCCCAAGTCACGACCGTAGTTGTCTACGGTAGCACCAAGAACGATGTCAAAGGTAGGGGTCGTTTGTAGGTTTTGGTCTAACTTATCGGTTGAAACGATAAAGTTACGACGCTGCCATTGATGACGCTGCTCCAAGAACTTGAACACAGGATCATCCGTAGGGGCTTTAGATAGTTGCGATAGATACGCAAAGAAAGGTGATTCCATTGGCGCAAGTTCTGCGACACGGTCACCAAAATTAAAAATTCGGCGTGAGCTATCAACGCTCACTCCTTGCACCGTATTGGACGGCGTTACTGAGTACTGATTAGCCATTGTATGTCAAGGTTTCGACGCTAGAAGTCGGAGTTCTTTTTCTCCATACCCAGCATCATTTCAAAGAATTGATCCTCTGCTTTTGGCTGAGGAATGCTAGAGTTGCCGACGGTACTAGCTGGCATAGGGAAGTTCACCTGTTGTGGTGCCCTTCTCTGTGGCTGCTGCTGAATACCGTTCTTCATCTTGTATAAAGCCACAACGTCCTGCGGGGTTACTTGATAACCCTGCGCCCATTGAATCACACCAGCAGCTTCCTGTGGGTTTACACCAGACTCTACGAATGAACCATAGATCTGCTGCATTTGCTGCTGCTGCGCCTGGGCTTGGCGCTGTTGCTCCATTTGTTGGATGTAAGGCTGAAAAGCTGATTCAACCTGCTGTCGCGTCGTAGCAATGTCATACTCACGCCGTTCTTCGTAATAGCTATCAAGCTTACTTAGATAAGCGTCGTACTCTTGCTTATAACGCCCAGAAGGACTTGAAGCGTCTACGTCATACGGATCGTAGTCTCTAGGCTTTTCTGGTGCTTTAGGCTTTTCTGGCGGCTCTATCTTTGATTCAGCTGGCGCTTGTGCGTCGCTGGAACCTTGCCGCGAGAGTTCTTGCTCAATGGTCTCATAGACCCTTTTCGCTACAGAAGGATTACCATTGATGTACTCCATCAGTGGCATTACTTCCTTCATACGCGTAAGCTCACTCTGCGCCTTGTCGTATTTGGACTGAAAATCCCGTCGTCGTTTCTCTTCTAACGCAATACGCTCTTCGATTGGTATGTCTTGCGAACCCTCATCGGATTGCTCAAAACCACCCTCTTCTTGAACGTCTTCTGGCATTGGCACACGCTGTGGTGCCGTGTCAGGCGCTTCGTTTTGAAACGAGTATGGATCACTCGAAGACTTGCCCATGAACGCGTCCATAAGCTCATCTACGCTATTTGTTGTCTCGGTTACGTTGCTCATTTATAATGGTTGCGGCTTGCGCTTTGTTTTTGATCTTGTCAAGTTGAGAACCAAACTTCTCTACTTCGACACGCTTACGAGCCTGTATCGCTTCACGATCAGCCGTCTGTAAGTCGCCTTGTAGTCGCTTGATTTCTTCTTGAGCCTGCTGTAGCTGACCTTGTAGATTCCTAACGATTCCAACACGTTCCATAACACCATCGGCATCAGCCACGTCTGTCTTCTTAAGGATCTCTACTTGGTCAATGATTCCCATCTGATACAACTGCATATAGTATTCCAGTAGGGCATATCTGTTTGTAGGCAGAATAGATCCAGATACAACCTGCACGTCATATTGCCCAACCGACACATCATTCACTCGTTCGAGCACTTGCCCGAACTCGTTCATTACGGCTTGATTGAGCACCGTTTCCTTCATCATGTTGTTGGCTTGAAGTATGCGTATCGTGCGCTCTTCGCTGTACACATACGGTATCAAGCCCAACACAACTTTACCTAATTGAGTAAGTGCGCCTTCGACATCGTCAAGCTTACTTTTAATCCGTCGCTGTCCATACTCCTCAATGGATAGCGTTCCTCTATAGGTTTCAGGTGCTTGGCTTGGGTCTCCCTGCTGTATAGCGTAGACTCCAAGCTCTCGTTCAACCATAGATATGAGGAGTTGGAAATGGCTGAATAGCCCAGCAGGAGGAGCAAGAGGACTGACCACAGTTGGCTGCCCCATCTCTGCATCATACTCGATGATTGCGCTACCTGCTTTTGCAAAGTCTTGTTCGATGACTCTCTTATCAACACTGCCTCTAGGAAGGAATACTTTGACATTAGTACTGTTAGCAAGATTAGCCACCAACTGCATATGAAGCTTGTTGATGCTGTCTTGGAATGGACGCACGAAATCAATATCACTCATCGGATATGGATCACGGTCGTGTCGCCCTACGATAGGCACAATCGGATACTCGTCAATCGGTAGGTAGTAACTACGATATAGCTGACCACCAATAATAATTACGTGCTTGATCCTTGGAAGACGCACGGGTCTTGCCTCCATAACGCCATTGTCGAGTAGCACTTGATGTGGCATACTCTTGATGATCGCAGGCTGCATTGGGATCATAGCGCCCGTCTGGGGATCCTGCTGTGGCGGTATTTCTATAAGCCTTGTCTCGGGATCTTCCGTAGGCTGTGCCATCTCAAAGAGTTCGGCACCATTACTTGCTGTATCTACAGCGTAGATCTGTTGCTGCCCCGTATTCGGATCACTAAACACGAAAGCTGGTGACTCCATCAGCTGTGCAAAGTCATCGTACAGATCTACCTTTTCCTCACCACCAGACATAGAATGGTGTATGTAATCAACCTTGACCTTGCTGTAACGGTCAATAACTACATAGCGTCTGTGGTGGTTGTCATACACACGGTCTCGGCTACGACTCAGATCGTCAACCTTCGTTGAGACAAATTCCTCAATGTCATCGTGTGTAGTTTGGGCTCTGCTCAGTATAGCCTTGGAATCTGGCCACATACCTAATACTTGCTCACCCGTAAGAAGGTGCTCTACGAGCACATGGCTTGCGTCACGGAACAACCTATCACGACTGTTCGGATCAGGCAAGACCTTAAGTGTGTCAACGGCTACAACCTTGATGTCGCCCCGATTGTAATCACTTTCGGGATCAACGTAAGCCATCAAAAAGCCACGGCCCGTCATAAAGTAGTCATAGAGCGACTCTTTAAGCTGTGCATTGCCATAGCTGTTTGCCCATATGTAAGACATCAGATCGCTGATAGCGCGTGCTGTCTTAACGTCTGAGTCTTCTCGTGCCGTTGCTTGAAAGCCTGGCGGTCTGCCCGTCAATAGACTGATCGACAGCTCCATAGCTGGGTAGATCACATTGATCGGAACAGCCGCCTGTCCACGACTGGCTAGGGTATCTACTTGCTCTGCACTGAACTGATAACCGTGCGCGTAATCCTTACTCTCAGAAGCGCGATCTCCCCAAGCGTCCTGTGAGTCACGGTAGTGTCTGTGCAGGGATAACGTCAGAGTGACCTCTTCGTTTGAAGACGTGTCCTCTGTCTCTTCTACGTTATCCGTAGGAGAAAACTCTTCGTGTGTATTTGGATCAAATATCTTCTCCATTACTCAACCATCCAGTCGTAAGAGCGCTCCCTTACGATAGGTTCATCTGTATTGTTACGAAAGTCGTGATCACCATATGGTGGGAATGCACCTTTGACAGCGTAGAAGAAAGCATCGAGGGTATCATCGTGCTTGCCCCTTGGAAAGATAAGTACCTCATCAGCGAACTCACTGTGTGCCTTCTTGATGTATACCTTCTTACGCGCAAACATAGGTTGTAAGCCTTCAAGCCGTTGAACCTTACCCTTGCGTGGTTGGTTCTTGATCGCAAGCCCAGGTATGTACACGCCTTCCAATCTCGTGAGATAGTCACGTAGCATCTCTTGGTAGCCTACGGTTTCTATCTGAACCTTGGCTGGCTTGTACTTTCTGTACCAATCCAAGATAGCGTCAGCTACGTCCATAGGCTTGATACGCTTCCTTAGGTAGTCAATAACGTAGACGTTCTTGTCTTCGTCCATACCTATGACCATAATGCACGTGTAGTCTGCAGTAGCTCGAACACTACTAGCAGGATCAACACCCATAAAAACATTAACGGGGGTTTTTTCCTTGGTCTGGCTGTCGACGATGTAGCCATCGGATAAATCTCCTTCATAGTACTGCAAGTCGTTTTCCCTAAACAGCTGGTCACTATCGCCAATCACTTCACACTGATACTCTCTGTAGAAAGCACTTACCCTACCAATCGACTCCAAGCTTGCTTTCTTCTCATACAGCCATTCAAGACTGCGCATCTCTGGCCATAAAGCCAAGTCATTCCCATCCTCATCCTTATCAATAGCCTTGTAGGATAGCGTCATC